CTACCGGCGCTACGGGTCCCCAGGGACCGCAAGGTGACGCTGGCGCTACCGGGCCTGCTGGCCTAGAATGGCGCGGGGTATGGTCCAGTGCAACCAGCTACGTTCCTGATGACGTGGTGTTCTACAGCGGCTCCGCGTACTTCTGCCTGCTGGCGAATACGAACGTCAACCCGGTGGGCCACCCGACGACATGGGGGACCCTTGTAGCTGAGGGTGCTACCGGCCCGCAGGGGCCAACTGGCGCGACCGGGGACACTGGTCCTCAGGGTCCTACCGGGCCTACCGGTGCTACCGGCCCTACCGGGGCACAAGGCATCCAGGGGACCACGGGGGCAACCGGCAGCACTGGCGCTACTGGAGCGACGGGACCCCAGGGACCGACCGGGGCGACCGGCTCTACCGGCGCTGCGGGTAACACGCTCCTGTACGGCTCTGGAGCGCCCAGTAACGGCACTGGGGTTGACGGGAACTTCTACCTGGATGATGTGACCTGGAAGATCTACGGGCCGCGTGCGTCCGGTGTGTGGCCGTCTGGGACGTCTATCATCGGGCCAACGGGAGCCACGGGTGCAACCGGGGCCACGGGCAGCCAGGGTATCCAGGGAATCCAGGGAGCTACCGGTGCGACCGGGGCACAAGGCATCCAGGGAATTCAGGGTGCGACCGGGGCGACTGGTGCTACTGGCCCGTCTGGGAATACTGTCGGGTCTGGCTCCGGGTCTCCGTCTAGTGGCACCGGAGTGCAGGGTGACTTCTACATCGACACCACGGCCTGGAACGTGTACGGCCCGAAGGGCAGCAGCACGTGGCCGTCCGGTGTGTCACTTATCGGGCCTCAGGGATCGACCGGCGCGACCGGTGCAAGCCCGGTCGTAGCCCCTGTCCTCGGTCGCCCGACTACGATCGGGTTCCTGAACGTGAACGGTACCACCGGAAACTTTGCCGTTACTGAGGCGACGCGCGCAGGCGAAGCCATTATCGTTGAAATTCTGACGACCAGCTCCGCGACCATCGGCGTGTCAGATGACTCGGCTAGCGGTGGGAACACCTACACGCAGGTAGCTGCTGTAGCTGCCGGGACTTCTTACCTGTACGTATTCGTATCGAATACCGTTAACGCCCTGACGACCTCCAACCATATAACAGTTACGTCCTCGGGTAGCCAGGTGTACACCTTCGTCGCTTACTGGACTCCCGGTTACTGTGGTACAACGGATGCTACGGTGGCTACCGCCTCCGGAACTTCTAACGCCCCGTCCGTTTCCAGCGGGGCAATGTCCGTAGCTAACGACCTTGAGTTCCTGTGTTACTTTAACAATGCCGGGACTAACCTGAATGCGGCTCCCTCAGGGTGGACCGCCCTGGGGACGAACTTTGACGGGACCTTGGTAGCGGCACCCTACTATAAGCAGGCGACTTCGCTTTCCTCCGACACGGCGACGGCGGGCTACGGCAGCTCAATAACCTGGTCGGCCGCGCTTGTCACACTGAAGCCGTATGTCCCCCGGGTACAGGTTTCGGCAATTAGCCAGGTGGCTGCCGACATACAGCCTTCCCCTGGGACACGGACGTCCGGAGCGTCCGGATACCTGGCTGATGCCTCACATATTCACGGGCAGCCGTCCGTGTTCGCCCCAACAGGACTTACCGGGGCGACAACCGCTACCCGCTACGTCGGGGGCACCGCGTCGGGGTCACCGGCATCGGGAACCTTCGTAACGGGTGACTGGATTGTCGACCAGACTGGAGTCAAGTGGGTCTGCACCGCAGGCGGGACACCAGGAACATGGCGTTGTGATGCAGGGGTTAACGTAATGACGCACCCGATTACTGGAACCTTCCTGGAGAACGTGCCCTGGGCTCTCCTGTCGAACTCGATAACATGCGGGTCCGGGAACCTCTACCTATTTCCAGTTCCGCTACTACCAGGAATGGTTGTCACTAACCTGACCATGATTGCTAGCGGTGGCGGGGCAACATACACGAACCGCTGGGGCGGTATCTTTAAGTGGAATAGCGGGACACCGATGCAGGTCGCGCACACGGCCGACCAGTTGACAACTGCGGTGTCCTCTGGCACAGTTTACACGATTCCCCTTACCTCCGCTTATACCGTTCCCACTACCGCTGAATCGTACTTCGTCGGCTTCTGCCAGGTAGGGTCGGCCCTTTCTACCTGGTTCGGAAGTTCTAGCTGGGGTGGTAACGGGACGAGTCTGGGGGGCGTAACTGCCCTGCAGAAATTCCTTCCAGGGTACAAGAGCAGTGTCACCGGCCCGGGTACAGACGGATCAACGACAGACGCTATAGGCGCGTACATTACGGGGCAGCCGTACATAGCGCTCAGTTAGGAACATAATGACTAACCAAGTGTTCCCAGACGCGGCGAGCACACCAGTAGGGCAGCGCGGCTGGACAGTGCAGGACCCCGGCACCGGAGCGGACCAGGGCCTGACCGGGGTTGCTGGGTTTACCACGTCGGGTACCCTGCCACTGGGCGGCGCGACCACTGCGACATTTGACGTTCGGAGATTCGGCGCTGTTTGTGACGGTGCTACGGATGACACGGCTGCGGTCATCGCGGCTTACTCTGCCGCGAACGGAACAGGCATCGTAACCTTTCCCCCGGGTACCACGACCTGTGTCCAGGGGAACATTAACCCGGCGGGTGCCCCGACGTGGGGACTCGGTGCGACCGTTAAGTTCCTGAATGGTATTACCCCGACGCACGCGATGTTCACCCCGGCTGGTGCCTGCTCATTCTACGGGCTTACCTTCGACCTGAACTCAGCGAACACCACTAACCCCGCGAACCTAAACCAGGGCGCGGCTATCTACGCGGTGAACTCAGCCGGTTGGTCCGGGACAATACGCATCAGCCGGTGCACGGTGATGAACGGGTGGCAGTGCGGTATCGCCTTTTACACCACCGGGCAGACGAATGCCCTGAACGTTTCCGCTAGCGCATTCGCGGTAACGGACTGTGAGATCTTCGGGAACGGAAAGATCGGCGTCTACCTGAACGAGGTCTCCGACGGGGTTGTCTCGAACAACTTCATACACAACAATGGCACGTCAGGCATCTACGAGAACGTCAGCCTGCGTAACAGGTTCACCAGCAACAGTTGTGTCGCGAATACAAGCGACGGGATCGTTTCCGTCTACTCCTACGGCACCCTGGTCACAGGTAATAACTGCACCGATAACGGGAACTCAGGGATCGTGATCGGCGGGGGCTCGACCACCGTGGCGGCCGGTACGCACTTCACGATCACCGGGAATACCTGCCGTAACAACGGGCACACCGTTCCGGGGCACGGCATCGACATCGACACCACGCTGACCGGCGGGCCGACAACCCCCGTCCCGGCCTACGGGTCAATTTCCGGGAACACCTGCGACTCGAACGTCGACCACGGTATCTACGTGAACAACAGCCAGTACGTCTCGGTCACCGGGAACGTCTGTAACTCGAACGGCCTGGACGGTATTATCCTCACCGCCCAGAACGCGTCGGTCAGCGGGAACATTCTTACCGGGAACACTAACGGACTGGGCATCAATAACGGCGGCGGGCACCAGCTCGGCAGTAACTACATTGCCGGTAACTCCAGTCACCAGATCTATGACATCGGATCGATAGCAAGTGTGTATACCCCGGCCGGAGTGGTATCCCCTGGCGGGACTTCAAGTTACCTTCGGGCAGACGGGAACTGGGGTACCCCGGCCACGTCGACAGCGGGGGCAGTACTGGGGACATGCCAGTACGCACCTGCGACCTTGGCGCATTTCCAGACTAGCAGCGTAACGATAGCGCCAATGGACACCGCCCACCTGACAGTGTCGTTCACCGCTCCGGCCTCCGGCAACATCATGGTCATCCTGTCCGCCTGCGCCGCCGCGCCTAGCACAGCGGTAGAAGTTGTCTGGGCCCTGACGGACCATACTTCCGGGGCCATTTACGGTAACCAGCAGTCCGTCTGCCAGACAACCGCTCCGAACCATTACACCGTGCAAGTCATGGTTTCCGGATTGACCCCGGGGACTGTTTACCAGATGGACTGGGCCCAGGGATCGAGCACGGCCAGCAGCCAGGTAACGACTTATGCAATGGGCGTATCCAGTCTTACCGCATCGCCTTCCAATCACTCACCGGCTACCATGACGGTGTTCTCCCTGTAGGGATCACAATTCCAAGGGCCCGCATAGTACTCTGGTAAGCGGACCTCCTCTTCGCAAGAAGGAAGAATATAGACAATGGGCAATAACGTTTTCGATGACAAGGCGTACAACACGCCCATGGACGCCTATGGCTGGAACGTGCAGAACTCAGCCACGGGTACCGACCAGAACCTTACGGGGGTCGCTGGCGTTACCGGCGCGTCCCTGGCTACCAAGGTCGTGCTACAGCCTACCACCGGTCAGGGCTCGTTCACGTCCCCCGCTGGTGTCTCTGCCTCTGGTCAGGGCTCGTTCGCTGGTACGTCTGGTGACGCTACCGCTGCGAAGCTCTCGGACCTCAAGGCCGTCGCCGCTCTTGTCGACTCACTGAGCACGCAGATCAAGACGCTAGCGAAGCTCGCGGACCTCCAGACGGTCGCGGCTGACCACGACACGCTGAACGCCGCGATGCGTACGGCTGGCCTGGAAGCCACTAGCTGATGGCCACAGTTAACCCGGGTAATAGCGGCGGTGTCCGTACGGATACCGGCGCTACCTCGGGGTCCACGGGACTAGCTACGATAACGTTCGCGACTAAGTACGCGGCTGTCGAGGTGAAGAACCTAGACGGGACGAATCCCCTGTACATCACCACGGGCTCAGTTGCCGCCGCTGTCGGCGGGGGTAATGACGAGTACGTCGCTGGCCCGGGGGAGCGCGTCCTGGTTCCGAACAATGTCGAGCTGTGGTGGCAGGGCTACGGCGGCATCGACGGTACCCTCGTTAATCCCGGAACGACCGTGAATATCGCCGCCATCGACAACCACACCGCTAGCAAGTTCGAAGTCAACGCAACCTGCTGATAGGAAGAAACAAAATGGCTTTTGACCAGGACAAGGTCTCCCCTCTCGGCCCGGTTATCCTGCCGCCCGAGCGCCAGGGCACCACGTACGAGGCTAAGGGTGCTCCGAATGCCCCCGGCGGGCGCGGTCCCCTGCGCTTCGAGTCCGGCACCGCGACTGACACGGACGTTCCGAGTGAGTTCGTGAACGGCATCCGGCAGGGCTATGAGACGGCCCCCGGCCGCCCGAACAACAACAAGAACGTTTTCGAGAAGTGGCCCGAGGAGACTGTCCGCGAGCGTGCCCACATGGGTTCCTCGGCCTGGACCTCCGCGCCCACGATGCTTGGTGACTTCGCTGAAGGCGCGGGCACCGAGGCTGAGCAGAAGTACGTGGAGATCGACAGGACCGGTTCCTCGTACATGCGGGTCAACCCGGCGCGCGTCACCGATTGATCCAGGACGATGGTCGACTTCAACGACCGCCGCCCGAATGCCGACCCTGATCCTGACGACTACGAGCGGCCACTGACACGCCAGACCCTGACGGAAGCTAACCGACGTTTCCGCCAGACTGGCGTTCAGGCAGTTATTCACACTGACCCGAAGACCGCCGATAGGATAGTGCGCAGGAGCATAAAGGAGAGATTCAACTCTCGCCGCAAGGGGCTCGAAGATTTCGATTCAGTCGGGGCATACTTGGACTACCTAAAGGGGCAGGTGACGTGATGCTGGCAAGCGCAGTCACCGCGTTGCTTAGCTGGCCCTACGGTCTTGGCCTGATCACTAACATCGCAGCCAGTATCGTTTGCGCCGTTGTCGGATGGTTCTGGCTGCTGAGGAAGATTCACTGCTCGGAGCCACATTGTTTCCGCCCGGGACGGCACCCGGTTGAGGGGACAACGTTCCGCACTTGCCAGAAGCACACCACGCAGGAAGTTCATGAGCGCCTGCACAAGGTGCACGCCGAGAAGTTCCCGGAGCAGCACGCGCACCTGAATTCCGGGGCAGCTAATGGCTGAGTGCACGCACCACTGGCAGGACTGCCCGGAACATAACCCGGACCATGGGTTGCCCTCACTGATAACAGTAACGGACTGCCTTTACGGTGGTCTGCAGACAGTCGACGGAGACCCGTGGGACACGCATGACTCAGAAGAGGTCTGGGACCGTGTGTTCAAAAGGATTCTGCCATGAAGGCGGGTCCGGACTCAGTGTTCATGAACTGTCCTTTCTGCGGGAAGATAATGTTCTTCAAGACGTTCCACATGCGCCAGCACGTCCGGCGCATCGTCCTGATGGCCCGCTGGTACACCACGAACAAGATGCCAGGCACCAATGGCTGAGGTTACAAAGAGCTGCTACACCTGCAAGCAGGATAAGCCCTTGTCGGACTACCAGAAAAACAAGGCTAAGAAAGACGGCCTGGAGCATCGCTGCCGCGCATGCAATAATGCTCGCATCCGAGCTGCGTATGCCAAGGACCCAGCTAAGAAGATTGCCGCCACACGCCAGTATCATTTGGATCACCCAGAGTGGTCCAAGACAGTACTACGTGAGTGGCACGAGCAGAACGCTGAACGACGTTACCAGGAATATCTGGAGCGGGGCAAAGACCCCGAAGTTGCTGCTAAGCGCCGGGACGCCTCACGCCGGAGTGAATCCAGGCGGCGTGCCTTGATGGCTGGCGGCACCCTAGTAGATCACATTTCATCAGACGACCTTGATAGGGTTCTAGTAGAATACCAAGGGCGTTGCTGGATTTGTCACGTCGACCTGGCAACTGTTGACCTTCATTGGGACCACTATAAGCCTCTGGCGAAGGGCGGTGAGCACACGTTGGCTAACCTACGGCCTTCGTGTTCCGACTGCAACGTCAGAAAGAATAGTATCTGGCCATTGACCGAGGAGCGTCTAGACGCAATTCGGCGCGCGGTGGGAATACTGCGCGAACCTAAGGAGGTGATGTAAGACAATGTCTATCGACTTCCCCAGTGCCAGCATGCGTGCGGCCGGTGGTGATCTGGCGATTCAGGTGTCTCCTCTCGGACTTATTGATATCTCCGAAGAGGAGTTCTTACCTTCGAAGTTCACGGTCCCCGGGTCATTAGGTACGCTAACAATTGGGCGTTCTATTTGGGCCATCACTGGATGTACAGGAAAAATGCGGGTGAACCGCAACTAACGTTTAACCACGTTAGGGCATTGTCCTTAGCGTCCGACTTCATGACGAACTTCACGTTCTCAAAGGGCGTGACGTTCAAAGTCAACAAGATGTTCCAGCACATCACCCCGGCCCTGCTCGGCCGGATCTTTGACAAGGACAATAACCGGCAGCAGTTCCTGTGGTCGATCGGGCAGCAGGGCGGGGTATCCGGCGACTGCTTCGTCAAGGTAGCGTACGCTGAGCCAGGTACTGAGGCCGCTGACCCGATGACCGGCGCTGGCCGTGTCATGCTGATGGTCCTGCAGCCGTCACACTGCTTCCCCGAGTGGCACCCTCACCTCCCCGGCAAGATGACCAAGTTCACCATGAAGTACAAGTTCTGGGGAACGCAGCCGGACGGTACACGCGTGGTTAACACGTACGTCGAGGAAATCACTGACGACACAATCAAGGAATACATTAACGACGAGCTGTTCCGGGACGACCAGAACCCGCTCGGGCGTATTCCCGTTGTCCATATCGCGAACGTCCCGGTCTCCGGTTCCCCGTGGGGACTCTCGGACATCGACCAGATCATTCCGATCAACCGGGAGTACAACGAGAAGGCCACCGAGATATCGGACATCATTAACTACCACGTGTCTCCTATCACGGTAGTCACTGGCGGCCACCCGCCGAACCTTGAGCGCGGGCCCGCTAAGATCTGGGGCATCGGGAACGAGAAGGCTAGCGTCTTCAACCTAGAAGGCGGGACCGCTGGCCTTGCTCCCGCGATGGAGTACCTTGAAGTTCTCCGGATGCGGATGCATGAGTACGGCCACGTCCCGGCAAACGCCCTGGGTGAGCCGCAGCCGATCTCTAATACCTCCGGTGTCGCGCTGGCAATTCAGTACATGCCAACGATGCAGCACTACAATCTCAAGAAGGTCCAGTACAGCACCGGCCTGAAGGAGATCGCCCAGCTATCGCTGATGACCCTGTTCCTCAAGGAGCCTGAAACCGTCCAGTACGACGAGTACACGGACGGCATCCTTGACGAGACACTAGGCCAGCAGCCAACCCTCAGTCCTAAGGACCCGGCCGTTTACGACCTGGAAGTCGAATGGCCCGCGCCGCTGCCAGTAGACATCCTGATCAAGCTGAACGAGATCCAGCAGAAGATGGAACTCGGACTGGAGTCACGCAAGGGCGCGATGCGGGACCTCAATGAGGAGTACCCGGACGAGAAGCTCCAGGAGCTTCGCGAGGAAATGATGCAGGACGCCAAGTGGGACGCTGAGCTGCGTATTTTCAATTCGCAAGTAGCGGCTGCTATCATGGCGTTTACTGGGGTAATTCCCCCGGACCAGGGAGAGCCAGTACCACCGGAGTCACCTGAGCCAGGGAGTAACAGCCAGAGCGCTAACGCACCACAGCAGGTTACGGCACAACAGCCCACGCTGCCAGCCGGTCTGCAAAAGGTGCAGGACGCGATGATAAATGAGCTAGTGACGAACGCCTTCTCACCGAGGGTCCCGCTCCGGCGGAACTTCGATACGAACGACACGAACTCATGACAGAACAACACAGGTAAACATCGGGGCTTACTCGGAGAACCAGACCGCAAAGGAAATCGTGAAAATGAACAAGAGCAGCACCCCCGGGACCATCATTGGTTACCGAAAGAACGGGTCACCGATCCGCCTGATTGCCGGTGGGTCCGACACGGGGCAAGAGCCGCTAGCTCCGGTTCAGGAGCCGACCGTCCCCGTCACCGGGTTCTCCCAGGACCAGCTTTACGCGGCGATGGAAAAGGCTCGCAGCGAGGAGAGGGCGAAGCTCCATACCCGCCTGGAAAGCATGCAAAGCAATTTCAGTTCGCAGGAGGAGCTTCTCAAGGAACTGAAGGCCAAGGAAGACGAGCGCGCTGCTGCCGCTGCCGCCGAGGCTGAGCGCCTGGCTGCGGAGCAGAAGGCGGCCGAGGAAGAGAAGCTTTCCCTCCGGCAGATCATGGACAAGCGCGAGCAGGAGAACACGGCTAAGTTCCTGGAGCTGCAGCATGAGCTTCAGCGCCGTGACGCGATTATCCAGAAGGAGCGCGAGCGCGCCGAGCTAGACCTATACCGGGAGCGTGCCGTCGCCGCTGCCCGGGAGCCCCGTCCCGACCAGAACCACTTTGGTATCGCGGACGAATTCATTGACCTGGTGCAAGGGAGTACTCCCGAGGAGATCGATAACAGCGTCGCTAATATGGTGGCGCGAACTCGGAGTATCCTGGAAGGAGTGCAGCAGGCGCAGTTGAATGCGCAGGCTCGCATGCCGGGCGTTTCTCCTAACGCTGGGAACTTCGGGCCAGTGGAAACCGCTGGATCAACCCGGCAGTACTCAGGGGAAGAGATCGCTGCGATGGACCCGAACTCCCCGGAGTTCCAGGCCCTTCGCACACAATATGGCATGGGCCGTTCAACAAGCAACCGAGGCATGTTCGGAAACTCGAACCAAGGTTACTTCGGCTAAAAAGAGAATGGTCGGCAAATGTTCCGGCCCAACAACACTCAAGGGAGTGACACATGGCAGGAAGTGCCATCGTCGGGACTAACTTTCTAGCTGCGGCTCCGACCGCCTATCAGGGCGCGAACACCCAGCTTACCCCGGCCATTCAGACTTTGTGGTCCAAGGAAATCCTTTTCCAGGCCATGCCCATTCTGCGCTTCGAGCAGTTTGCGATCAAGAAGACGGAGCTTAACCAGGCTCCCGGGACCACGATTAACTTCATGCGCTACAATAACCTGCCTGCGGCTTCGCAGCTCGTTGAAGGCGTCCGCATGGAGACGACCCCGCTTACCGCGTCGCAGTTCTCGATCACCGTTGCTGAGCACGGCATGGCCGTCGCCACGACCGAGTTCCTCCTGAATGCCTCGTTCGACGACGTCATGGCGTCGGCGGCCCGGCTTCTCGGCCGGAACATGGCCCTGTACCTGGACGCGTCCGCGCGGGACACCCTGCTGCAGGCCAGCTCGATCCTGTACGGCTACAACAAGCCCGCTCTTGCCGGTAACATCCGGTCGGACCTGGCCCCCTACTCGCACGGCGTGCCCGCTGCGAACCGCGCGGCTCTCTCGGCCGGTAACTTCGCTCTTACGACCGCCATGGTCAAGGACGCGGTCCTGACCCTGGAGTCGAAGAACACGCCTCACCTTGGCGACGTTTACCCGACCTTCATCCACCCGGCGCAGTCGCGGCAGCTTCGTGACGACCCCGAGTTCATCGAGGTCTCGAAGTACTCCCAGCCGGGTAGCTTCATGCTCGGTGAAATTGGCAGGTACAACGACGCGGTCTTTATCACCACGACCCAGGTCGCTCCGAACTACGTCTCCGGCAGCTCCGGCGCGCAGTACCACGACGGCATCATGATCGGTGACAACGCCTTCGGACATGCCATCTCATTGCCGGTCGAACTTCGCGATTCGGGCATCTTGGACTATGGCCGTGAGCACGGCCTGGCCTGGTACGGGATCTGGGGCTTCGGCCTCATTACCGACCAGAGCGTCGTCATTCTGGAAACCAACTGACCTAGTTCTGCTTGGTGGCAATTGGCCTCGGCTTCGGCCGGGGCCTTTTGCTGGTAACAGTTCGGCGGGTCACTGGCCTAGAATAGCTAACGTAGAACCAATCGAAGAACGTATAAGGGGCACGACATGCCAGCAGGAAACACCCGGGTTAACCGGACATCGGGCAAGGCCGCCCCCCAGCCGGGGGACGTTACCGCGCTCCGAACGCAGGCTCTTGAGGAGCAGCGTGACGAGGACCAGCGCGAGGCTAGCAAGCGCCTTTCGATGGCGTCCGAGGTCCAGGAGTACGAGAAGCAGAATGTCGTCATCGATTACACCGACGTCGACAACCCGCTCCCAGAGGTTCAGCCGGAAGACGGCGACGATGACCGGCCTTACCGGGAAGTCACTATCAAGTACGACATCGACAATATGGTTTACGGTGTGAAGATCCTTAGGGAGGCTGAGTACGACGAGCGCGGTAATGTCACCCGCCCGGCAGACGTCGGCGGCCCGAGGTTCTTCTCCTTCAAGGAGGGACGCCGTTACCGCCTGCCTAAGCCTCTGGCGGACCATTTGGACGAACGTGGTTACGTCTTCCACTGATCGGCAGGACTGACAAATGTCCGGACAGATAGCGCCCCTTACGGCGGACGCCACGCTGAATCTTCTAGCGGGGACGTTCACCCTGGTGGCACAGTCGACCGCGCCGACGTGGTCCCCCGGAAAGTACTGGTTTAACACAACGACCAGTGCCCTTAACTTCTGGACCGGCAGCACGTGGGCAGATGTCTCACTCCGGTACCTCGCCCTGCTAACCGCCGACCCGGCAACCTCGGGTCCCGGAGGGGCCCAGGCCGCCGCTATCTCGGACCTTACCGAGTGCGCCGACTCCGGGTACGCGAGAATTCCCGTGTCACTAACGACAGCCGCCGGGACGGCGACTCCGGTAAGTGTCAGTAACTCGGCGCTGCTAACATGGGGTCCCTTTAACGTCGACATGGCCGCACCAGTCGGCTGGGTCGCATTGGTCACGGTTCAGTCCGGCAATGCCGGATTGCTGGTCTACACCTGGCAAGTGCCCGGGAACATGGTCCAGCAGGTCCAGGCCAGCCAGTATATCCAGTGCCCCGCCGGGGGCCTGGTAATGAGTCAGTCATAAGAAAGGATCTGATTCCTTGACCGCCATCGTCTCCACCGACATCCAGTACTTCCTGTCGGCCCCCGGTGCCTCCGCAGGAAACGCCACCGCCGGGTCTGCCGGTAACTCCTGGGGTAAGTACCTGTCGACCACCCAGCTTTCCTCAACCCCCCTGGATAACCTCTTCCTGGACCTGACCGGCGCGCAGAACGCCGCGAGCCAGGTCGACTACGCGTGCGTGTTCATCCTGAACAACACCGCGTCCGGGAACTCGATGCTTAACACCGTCGTCTGGATTCCGAACTCCGGTAACGTTACCGGTGCGACGACTCACGCGGTCGGCGTCGACCCCGCTGCCGCGAGTGCCAAGGCGTCCTCGTCCGCGCAGGCTGCCGTTATCGCGTCGGCCACTGCCGCCCCGTCCGGCGTCACCTTCGTCGGCCCGTCCGCGACGAACTCCGGTGGCGTCAACCTCGGAACGATCGCCCCCGGATACGTTCGCGCCGTCTGGATTCGCCGCACCGCGACGAACTCCGCGCCGCTGAACAACGACGGCTTCACCCTTGAGTGTGACTTCGACACGCAAGGCTAGGATGTCCTGATTTAGGTAACCGATTCCCCGGGCCTCGGTAACTCCGGGTCCGGGGAATCTTTAGTCAGGAGAGAACCGTGTCGACCACTGTCACCTGGAGTACCCCCGGGACATACACCTGGACCTGCCCTGCGCACGTCAACGCCGGGTCAATCACTGTCTGGGGTTCCGGCGCAGGCTCAGAGCCAGGGAGCGGTACCTACCCTGGTTACAGCGGTGGCGGTGGTCAGTGCACCGGGTACAGTTCCTATCCTTTGGTACCTGGTCAGAATTACACGATTATCGTCGGAGTTGGCGGTTCTGCCGGTACCCTTACAGCAGAACCCACTAACGGTAACAGCAGCGTATTTGACTCCGGGGGAGCACCTGGCGGCGTGCACGCCTCCGGTGGTGGTTCAGGAGGATCATTCTTTGTCGGGGGCAGTGGTACCCCTGCCGGACTGCACACGTTCTTCTATTCCGGTGGTAACGGAAGCGGTGGCGGGTCCTCCGGGTACGGTGGTGCTTCGGGGGGTAACTCCGGGTGCCCGACCGCCGCCGGGAACGCCGGTAGCAGTGCGAGTAGCTCTACTGGCGCATCTGCCCCGGCCGCACAAACTGGTGCAGGTACAGGTGGTGCGGGCGGTTACGGTAACGGATTCACCGGGGGGGCCCCGGGCGGCGGTGCCGGTTCTGGTGGCGGGCACGGTGGAACGGGCGCTGTGGGTGGTGCCGGGCAGGTCCAGGTAACGTACACGCTGCTTACCGGTGTAACCGTAAGCCAGTCCACAACCTGGAATGTCATAGGCCGTGTTACGTCCAGCGAGGCGGTCGCCTGGGACACGGACGCGACTAACTCGTCCAGCAATGTTGCTACCGCATGGGAATCCTTCCAGGGTGTAGCGGTAAGTAGTGCGGTCGCCTGGAACACGGACGTATCTACCTCGTCCAGTAATGTTTCGGCAGGGTGGAATACCCGGGTCGCAGCCAGTCGTAGTGTATCGTCCTCCTGGCAGTCAGAGTACGCCACGCCGGTATCCGGCAGCACGTCCTGGAATACCTGCAAGCTGGTACCAAAGCAAGCGTCGACCGCATGGGAAACCACAACCACAGTTACCACCAGCAAGTCGAGCACCTGGAACACACCCACAACTGAGGCGAGCCAGAAGCCTGTAGCATGGGCGTCTCTAGTTTTCGTATCGGCGTCTAAGGCCACAGCCTGGAACTCGTACACACCCGTTTCGGTAACGAAGAATAGTACCTGGTACTCCCGGAGTTCCGTCGCGGTAATCCCGCAAACCACATGGAACGCGGAAACAACTAAGGTAAGTGCCAAGTCCACGACATGGAACGATGCGGCATACGCCTCAAGCTCGAAGGTTCTGAACTGGAACGCACGGGCGTCCGTATCCTCCACTAAGGCAGTTAACTGGAACGCGTACCTTCCCGTGTCCAAGTCGGCCGCTACGTCCTGGGTTACGGCCAAGCAAATCCGCCCGGGAGTTCAGCTTACCTGGAACGCGCTGTTCCCGGGAGGTGTCTCCGCGCAGGCCAGCACATCCTGGATTGCACGGACGCTTATCAGCCCGACCGCAGGCATTACGTGGAACACGGGCAGCAACCTGACAACCATAAATAAAACGCAGGGCCTGTCCTGGAAGTCGACCACAACCATCCCCTCAACGGCTACGACCCTATGGCAGACGGAGATCGCCGGAGGGGTCGTCGTTTCACAGGGCCTGTCCTGGGAGACGATGCTGTCCGGGTCATCCACGACCAGCTCGTCCTGGAACCAGTTCCAGGGCGGGAACCCGTCTGTTGCCACAAGCTGGAATTCCATCCAGTCCGTAAGTACTACACGGCGCTCCACCTGGAATTCCATGAGCGCTGTGTCCTGGGGGCATAGCTCGTGCTGGTGGAATGACCTGTCCCCTGTGCCGTCCACGAAGGCAACCTCCTGGAGAACCCCCGGGTATGTTACGCGCCGTGCAGGGATCGCATGGACGGACGCTGGAAAGAACTCGGCCACAACTGGTATCCGGTGGAACACTACGGCACCAGTGCGCGCGTCGAACCCGAACACTATCTGGTGGAGGTCCGACCAGAGCCGGTCAAGCACGAAGCAGGTCTTGTGGTTCAGCAATGGTGAGCTTATTATCCTGGTACAGGACGTGAAATGGCTGACCAAGGCAAGCCGGAGCGCGGCACACGCCGTAACCTGGCACGTTCGGACGCCCGTCACCTCCAGCGAGGATTCCGGGTGGCATGTCTGGATTCCCGGAACTATCTCCAAGCGTTCCCGCTGGCGCAGCCTGGTGCGTGTGTCTCCCACCGCGCGTATCCTCTGGCAGTCCCGGAGAGCCACGGTAACGGACGATACCGTTTCCTGGAATGCCCGGCACTCCCAGCAGCGATCGGCGTCCCTGCGTTGGGCTGTGCGCCGCGCAGTGCAGGTTCAGAAGGCTGCCGCATGGAAGCTGTACACGACCTACTACGTCGTTAGCACTTCCAAGCGGTCGACCTGGAATGATTTCCGCTACGCGCATTCCACTGCCCGCGTAAAGTGGAACGTCCAGATCACCCCGGTTGCCGTAACCCATTCGGTCAAGTGGAACACGCACCTGGCCGTACATAAGACCGTCCCGGCCGAGTGGCACGTCCAGATCATTCCGGTTACGGTCTCTCGTGCGGTAAAGTGGAACACGCGTATTCCGGTAACTATTTCGAAGCCGGTCAAGTGGAACGTCAAGATCATCCCGGTAACCGTATCCAAGGGTGTAAAGTGGAATTCACTTGTACCGGTAGCGGTTACTCACGCAACCCAGTGGAACGTTCCCCGGGCTCCAGTTACCACGACCGTACGGTGGAAGTCCAGGGCACGATTGGCATCCTCTCCGGCCCTGTCCTGGAGGTCCCGGAAGACAATCCATGTCCCGGCACAGATCCGGTGGGACAACCCGGTCACCCCGGTGACGGTAACGCGCGCAGTGGCATGGAAGTCACTGGCCAAGCGGTCCTCCTCACGTTCCGAGCGGTGGGGTTCCCTGCGTACTCGGCAGTCTCGTAAGTATCTTGCCTGGACGGTACTGGTCTACGGCGCGGGATCGTCTAGCGAATTCGCCTGGGAAACAATGAAGCGCGCGTCGCACTCAGGGAGTTTCCGGTGGAATGTGCCGACCGGGTCGTCCCATGGTGATCCCGCGTGGCGCGTTATACGCTGGAATGACTTCATGTCCAGTACCCCGGTTACTTCCTCGGCTACAATGGAATGGACGACCAAGCGAACTATCCCTGGCGGGATAATGATCTCAGGCTCAGACCGCTGGCAAAGCGCGCAGTAGGGTGACCACATGCAATTGACAGACATGCTTTCCCGTATACGGATGGAGATCGGGGACCTTCCTAAGCCTTTCCGTTCCCTGTTCCAGGGCGACGGGCAGACGGTCCTGACTGACCTTATCCAGCCGAACGTAAACGCTATCGGGTTCTCCATTGACGTCGCGGACTCAATTGGTAACCTGACTACCCTGACTCCAGTTACCGATTACACGGTCGACGAGGACAACGGGATCATCACCTTTGCCACTCCCGTTGCCGCCGGGTCGACGGCGATCATCTCCGGAACGAGCAACGGGATGTTCACGGATAATTCGCTGCTGGTCCCGATCCGGGACGCGGTCATATGGCACTGCCATAACCGGAAGCTCAATGAACGGTACCGTGACCGGCACGGGTTCATCACCTACCGCGAGACTCCTATCGGGCTGCGCAACCTTCCGCCGGAAGAGGAGCTTCCCCTAGTCGTCCTGGCGACGTATAACACCTACTGGATGCTCGCTGACGACATGGCCCTGGACGTCAATGTCCAGACCGCCGAGTCAACTAGCATTGACCGGTCCACCAGGTACCGCCAGGTCATGGAGCACATCTCTGAGCTTGACGCCAGGTACAAGTCCCTGACCAGCCTGCTTAACATCGGGCCTAACCGGATTTACTGCACGGACCTCCGGCGTACCTCGTACACCACCGGCCGCCTGGTCCCGCTGTTCCAGGCCCGGGAATATGATGACCACCGCTATCCTGTCCGGTTGATTCCCCCGATCGACAGCTCATACGCGGATAACTCCGGGGTCCCGTCACAGCTTTTTTACGGCGCGGGCCTTTAATCAGAACACAACACGGAACAGGTAACAATGAAAAAGGTCAGGGCTTACTGGTGGCGCGGGAACCCATCCCATCCGGTTAAGAACTTCGGGGACGCGCTATCGCCGTACCTGCTCAAGAGGTTCGCGGACATCCGGACAGCATGGTCACCAGTATCCCATTCGAATGTCGTCTCCATCGGGTCACTGCTAGAGCATGTGCCGCCCTTGTGGGACGGGCATATTCTCGGCACCGGGAAGCTCTACGAGGACTCGCGGCTGCACCTCCACACGAACACGGCCAAGATATGGGCCCTGCGCGGCCCGCTGACGGCCCGCTGCGTCCCGGGGGACTATGCCCTGGGTGATCCTGGCCTGCTTGCCGATGAACTCGTCACCGTCGATCACAGGGACGTCGGCCTGGGTATCGTCGCGCACTGGACAGACAGCACCCTGGCTAAGCGGCCAGAGTTCTACAGCCGCGACTTCGAGACCATGGTGATCGACGTCGCCGGGGACCCTCTCGATGTCGTGCGCTCTATCGGTCGCTGCCAGAAGATCGTCACCAGTTCACTGCACGGCCTGGTCGTAGCGGACGCCTTTGGCATCCCCCGCCGGTACGAGATGATCCCGAACGCAAGCCGGTACGAGGGGGGCCTGTTCAAGATCAGGGATTACAGCGCCTCAATACAGGCTCCGTTCGAGCCGGGTAAACTGATAGAAGCATCGCGGTTCTACGTCGAGGACCGCAAGTTTGAGATCTGGGATGCCTACAGGGCAATGGGGGCCGCACTATGAACATCCTTCTGAAGCACGGTAAGCGTGCCAGGCACGGTCGGGGCATCTCACTGCTCATTCCTTTCCGGGCGGAAGAGGACAGCCCGAGGTTCAGGGCGTTCGAATGGACGATACGATACTATGCCTCCCACCTACCGGGCGCGGAGATCATCGTCGGCACCGATGACAGCCTTCCGTTCAGTAAGACCAAGGCCTTTAACCATGCCAGGGAAAGGGCTACCGGTGACGTCCTCGTCCTTATCGACGCCGACTGCTATATCGATACCGACGTTCTCCTGCACTGCGCTAAGGAAATCCGGCGCGAGCGGAAGAGGGGCTACCGGCTATGGTACATTCCCTACCGCAGGTTCTACCGGCTCACCGAAGAGGCAACGCGCCGCGTCCTGAAGTCTAACCCCAGGGACCCGCTGCGGTTCCCGACGCCTCCGTCCGAGAAGGACACGGAAGCACACTCCTCGGCGTCGCGCGGCCACTGGTGGGGCGCGCTTATCCAGGTAATGCCGAGTGAGGCTTACGACATGGTCGGCGGCTGTGACCCGAGGTTCCGTGGATGGGGTGGCGAGGACGTCGCCTTCATGCGCGCGGTCGACACCCTGTACTGCAAGCACAAGACGACACGGAACCAGGTGCTCCACCTGTGGCACCCGATGATCAAGACCGAGTGGAACCTCAGGATGTGGGACGGCCAGCTAAGTGCCAAGGACAATGACCGGCTGGCGAACAGGTACTACGCGGCATTCGGTGACCCGAAGCGAATGCGGAATCTCGTCGGAGAATACCGGGAGGTTGAATGAGTCGAATAGATTACCACCGGGGCAGGGCGAACTCCGACTTCGAGACGGTCCAGCTCTCTAATGCCATGCGCGGGTGGAAGTCGAACTATGGTGACTTCATCGACTACTACCGGCTTGACCCGGACAGCACGCAGTATGATGACGTCTACGAAGAGGTTCTCGCCGGGGGAAGAAAGTACCTCCCGGTAATACGACTCGGCTGCCTGCACGTCACACTGATCCAGGGTGCGAATGACTGGGACGACAAGGGCTTCTACTACAACGACAACGTGCGCGCCATCGTGCCTTATGACGTCTACACCGGATCGGGAATGGCCCTGGCCGACATGGACACCGGTAAGTACGAGCTAGACCGGATCGTCTACAAGCAGAAGGTATTCAAGGTCGTTCAGATTGACGTCCGGGGGCAGATCGTCGAGCGCCCGAATGTTGTCGCGATCGACGCGACACAGCTTAAGCCGGACGAGCTTCACGAGGACCCGCTTATGGCGGTTTACGGTGAAGGTAACCTCGCCCCGTAGTTCCTTACCAGCCAAAAGAATCGCGGAGATAGAATGATACAGGGGCTATCCCACGCGAGGACGCCCTGACCGCCGCTTAACGCCTGTAAGGACGAAGACATGTCTAGGTCTTCCACGTACGTGAACGCTAGTCCCGGTGCTGCCGGGGACCGCGCGCGTACCGCAGAGTTCTTCCAGGGTCTAAAGGATTCCCAGCACGATGCGGTCAAGAGGACGGCCGAGACGATCGCGATCCTCGCAGCGGTGAATCTTTACGGGCGGTACCGCAATGGCAAGCGGGTAAAGTAATGCCCTTTCTCATGAATACTGACGCCGCTTTGAAGTACCAGCTTCAGGGTCTGGTAGTGCACGACCAGAACTCCGGTGCTGAAGGGCGACCGGTTAAGGTCCGGTACCGCTCCCCCGAAGACGAGGTCGCTAAGTTCACTCCCCCGCTGATCCTCATTGAGATGCCCATGGTCTCCATTGCCTGGGACCGGGCGCACATGGGAGAGATCAACCTTCCCTATGTCCCTGAGGGCGGGGACCTTTCCATTCTGCCGAAGTCCTGGGCTAAGGCCTTCGCGAACCCAGACGGAGCGTACGACCCGTCACTCTCGCCGTACGAGACCTGGTGCCCGGTGCCGTATAACCTGGACTACCAGATCACGGTCTACACGCGCATGGCGCGCGAGCACCTGATGCCTATCATGGCGGCACTGGAGGCAGACGAGTACCTGGGCCGGTTCGCCAAGCTCGTCATCCCGCAGACGAACACGTTCGAGCGCGTTACCCGTATGGCGGGCCCGGAGCGCAGCTACCAGAAGGACGAGAACGGCAAGCGGCTGTTCCGTGCCACCTACTCAATTCGTGTGGCGACCGAGCTAGTCGGGCCTATTATCCCGCCACCTGTACCCTGTACCGCTGTCGAGCTGTCGATCGCGTACGGATTTTCCAATCCAGATCTGACTGATTACTACAATGAGAATGATCTGAAGTTGGAAGATGTAACTGAATCAGTCGGCATCATCGGGTCAAGGACACCCCTCGGCTGGAAAACCGATTAAGGTCAAGGAGAAAGAATGACCATTTACGGACGTCCCGGTGCATACGTAACCGAGATCCTCCCCCCGCTGACGCCGCTGAACGCCCTGGCTGGCGCGTCACTTCCGGCCCTGGTTGCTAAGCACCCGCGCGGGCCCGTCACTCCTGCCCTCGTCGACTCCTGGGCGGCGTTCACGCGCCTGTACGGGTCGTACGCGGACAACCCTGGGAGTATCCTCCCGTTCGCCGTTTCCCAGTTCTTCAGTAACACCGGGTCGGCTCTGTACGTCCTTCGCGTTGCGAATGATGACGCCGTGGCCGCGACCCTGGACCTCCAGGACATCGCGGACGACAGCCCTGGGGCGCTAGTCGTCACGGCTGCGAACCCCGGTGACTGGGGAAACAACCTGTCCATCCAGATCACTACTGGCGGGACTACCGGGGCCTTCACGCTAACGGTGTTCCTGAAGAACACTACCGGCGTTAACATCCTCGTCGAGAACTTCCCGGCGCTTAGCATGGACCCGTCGAACCCGCGCTACTGCGTTCCCATCCTGAACGCTCCGAATGCCGGGTCGAAGTACATCACGGTCAAGAACCTGATCACCACCTACGTCTCCGGGGAATCCGACCTGGTCGCCACGTCGGGCTCCGTTCCTCTTTCGGGCGGGAACGACGGGACGGACACGGACACGATCGACACGGACGTGGTCACGACGGAGCTGGACACGCTCCCGGACCAGATCCTTGCGGTGAACCTTCCCGGTGTCTCGGACGTGGCCACGCTGACGAGTATGATCAACTGGGCTGAGCTTCGCGGTGACAAGGTCATCGTCTGTGACGGCCCGGCTCCCGACCCGAACGCGGTCCCCCAGACGGGCTACGCGGACACGGTCGTGGGAACCTACCTGGAAATGGTGTCTTCGGGGAACCCGGCGCTGCCGGACAGTTCCTACGGCGCGCTGTACGCCCCGTGGCTTCTCGTTCATGACCCGTCGTCGTCTATCTCCGGCGCTACCCGCTACCTGCCCCCGGGCCCGGCGGTCCTGGCGCAGTACCAGGTCACGGACCTTCAGGTCGGTCCCTGGCAGACCCCGGCCGGTCAGCGCGCCGTCCTGAACGGCGTCATCGCCCTGGAAGCGAAGTTCTCCGGGGACCAGCTCGCGACTCTTAACCTGGCGAACGTTAACGCCCTTAAGAGCCTGGCTAACGTGGGCTTCGTCATCTACGGCGGGCGCACTCTGGCGTCCGGGTACCCGGACATGTACCTTTCCGTCCGGCGGCAGCTAATGTCCATCGAGCATGACCTGCGCGACCTGTTCGGTTTCGCTATCTTCGAGCCGAACGGCCCGCAGCTCTGGCAGCAGATCACCAGCATCGGGGCGAACTACCTTAACCAGCAGTTCCAGATGCACGCTCTCGGCGGGAACACCCCGACGCAGGCCTTCAGCATCGTGTGCGATTCTACAAATAACCCGCCCGCCCGAGCGCAGTCCGGGTTGTGCACGGTCGATGTCGGCGTGGCTCTCATGAGCCCGGCGGAATTCCTCCAGCTTAACATCACGCTGACCACAGGCAGTGCCTGATAAGGGAGAGCATCTCAAATGACCATCACGCAGAAGTCTTCACTTTCGAGCCCT